TTTTAACTTCTTTACCATTCATATTGGTAGGTTGAAATATCTCTAATTCAGGGTGAGCTTTCATAAGATCAGTAATTACTTTTCTTTTAATTAACATACATCCTGTAGGAGCATGAGTAGCTTCTATTAAACCTTTATCTACTATTATCTCAGCCTTCTTTTCTAATTTAACAGGGAAGGTATAACCAGCTTTAGCAAAATCATTGGCATCTGTAATAGCATCATCTTTTTGAGTAAGTCTTGTCCAAGCTTTATCCCAATTAAATTGCTTCATAGGGTAGGGACAAGATACAATATCTTTATCTGCCTCCAACATTTTTTCTATAGTAGAAAAATTAAAATCAATATCTGAATCTATAAATAATAAATGAGTATAATTGTCTTCATGATTTAAAAATTCAGCTACACATAAATTTCTTCCTTGAGTTACTAGGGATGATTTCATTAAAGTAAAACTAATTAAGATGTTTCTTCTCATACATTCTTGCTGCATCTTCAACACTGCTTGACAATAATGCATAGAAACATCACTGTGTACCGGAGTACATATCATTATTTTATGAGGAGAACGTCCTAAATTTATATTAGTTACGCTCGAGTCTGATTGATCTTTTGTTTTTTCTTTATTAAACCATATAGGCTCATTTGGATACTGCATCTAAGGCTCCTTTTAAAAATGTTTCCCATTGTCTTCCAATCTTATTCCAGTTGTAATAAGAGTTAGCATAAGCTGATTGACAATCTAAATGATTAGATATTTGGGTATCTTGTAATGTTTTGGCTGCGGCTTCAATCCCAAATGCAAATTTAGAGGCTAATGCTTTATAGTCTTTATCGACAGGGATATACATTGGAAACTCCGCACCTGTTTCATATAAAGCTCCTAGATTAGTTGTAATACAATATAAGCCAGCGGCCATACATTCTAATAAAGATATACAAAAAGTTTCTTCAAATATACTAGGATAAACATACATATTATATTTATGTAGATTATCTTTAATGTACTCATTGGGTTTATAACCAATGTAATTTACATTGGGAAGTTGTTTCGCCTGCTCATATAAAGCTGTGTAATGTTTATCATTAAGGTCATAAAATTCTTTACCATATACTTCACATGATGAATAAACATCTAAACTAATTAATGGGTTTTTAACTAACTGCATAGCTCCCAGTAAAAGAGATAAACCTCTCCATGGAGTATTTTGATGAATTATTTTTATAGGTTTGCCCAGCTGATACGCAGGGGCTTGTTTAATTCTATCTATACCATTTTTAATAACAACTGATTTGTCTGTAGGAATATCAAAAAACTGTCTATACTTTTCATAAGTCCAGTGGGAATTAAAAACATACCAATCATATTTTTTATGATTAGATTTATCTTTAAACCATGGTGCAAGATTCGGTTGATCATATGAATTCTTTTGCCAAAGAATATTCATCTTAGTTGGATGTAATGGAATTTTTTCAGGGACAGATGTAGTAATCTGTACTTGATCTAATAATTTTGGATCTACATACTTTCGTAAGTAATCAAATTGTAATTCTGTGCCGCCCTTAGGGTTTTGGTTTGTCATTTTTTACTAATACTTTCTGCATTATGTCTAGACCTTTAGGTGAAACTTGTACAACTACATCTTCAACTATATCAGGTCCTTCTTTCTTTTCTTTAAATGTTTCTCCAGTTTTTGTATTTCTATAAGTAGTTATAGTAGTACAATGAATTTTATATATATTATCCGTTTTCATTCTCTCTTGTTATCAAAGCATAACTTATGGCACCTTGTATTGTATTACTGCCGGTTGCTGCTTGTACAGTTATAGCATCACCTGCTTCTAAATTCAAGCCTTGAGGTGAGGCATTTACTTGCGATTTAGCAGGTAAATCATCTCGAAAAAATTCATACTCAGTGCTCGAATCAGATGAATCAACTAAATTCATCTGTACCACAATAGATGATGATGCATCGTTGTTTGCACAATATACACTTTTAACTATAATTACTCCATCAGTAGGGCACGTAAGCACTGTAGCTTTGTTTACATCCGCTTGTTTAAAACCTTGATTTTTATATTGTATAGTCATTATGATAAAAAGTAGTTAAAAGCATCTTGTTCATTTTTCAAATCTTGTTGAAAAGAAAAATTTAATTGTTGTTTCATATTATCTAAAGATTCTAAAATTAATCTTTGATTATTAACTTCGTACTCTTCCTTAGGCTCAGGAATATATATAGTGATCTTAGCCACGTAATCCTGCTATTCCACCTTTAGCCATTAAGTCGTCTCGTGTACTATGTCGTGGTGCACCAGGGGCTCTTCCTACATTCGCCGGGTTACTTTCTAATTTATCCATAGCGCTCATTACTTTATTTAAATTTGGTTGAGAATAACTTTTCCCTGCATCCCTTCTTTTAATCATAGCATCAGCTCTTTTTTGTAAACTACCCATTGGTCCTTTACCAAACATAGACACTGGATTATATCCCTGTAAAACTCCACCAGGTTGATACATCCCTGCTGCTGCAGTACGTTGAGGTGCACTAAAATTTCTCCATGCTTGCATACTTGGAGTGTTGGTAACTTTATTTCTAAAAGAATCTGCCAAAACTCTTCCAATTCCACCTTGACTCATCAGGTCTATTATCGAAGCAAAAATATTTTTTTTCTGTTCTTGAGGTATGAAATAGTCATCTGCATTAGATTGTTCATCAATGGTCTGAGCATCTACGAGATCATAATTATATAGAGAGTCTATACCTCTTCTTTGCTTCTGGTTTATAAGAGCTTGCATTAACATTGGATTGAACTCTTTTTCTTCAAAAGGCCGATCATCTTGGCTTCCAGTTGGAGAATACCCTTTTTCCCAGTGCCAGGTACCTGGTCGTTGAAAGGGTTCGTTAAAGTTTATATAATCACCCAAAAAATAATCTCCTGATTGCTTGGTAAACGGAGCACTTAGATCATCTTGTTTTCCCAGAAAAGTATAATCAGTTCCTTGATTATTTCCTAATGCTATTAAAAACTCTTCTTGTGTCATTATCTTCTCCCGTCCGCTTTCGCGTCTAATCTTAATGTTCCATATCGCCAAGTTTCTCCTGTAGAATCATTAGCAATATTAAGTGAAACCAATCTTCCTCTGGCTCTAGTATCTACCTTATCAGTAGTTGAGGTAACTGTAAAGGGTCCTAATGGAGAACTTACAGCCGTCGTATCAGGGTAGGAACTTATGTATATAGTAACCTTAGCATTCCCTGTTAAGAATTTAAAATCAGGTAAAAATCTTCTTACCGACATAAAATATTCACCATCCCCTCGATAATCAACTACACCTGTAGATTGACCTAAAGGTGATTTTCTTGTGGTAATATCATAATCTCCAGATCTAATGTAAGCATTAATAGAAGTCGTACCTGTACTATTAACTTGATCAGTTCCTTCTTCTTGGGAGTAATACATCGTCGCTCCATATTTACTAGTAATTCCTAATATAGACGGAAATACAGGGGTTGCTGTTGAAGTATAATCAGTTGCGTATGGATTACTAAAAACATTTGCATCAATCCAAGTTGTTCTATCTAAAGAACCTGTTGTCCATACATTCTCCCCGTAATTATATGTAACACATCTATCAATTTGCTCACTACCATTTTTAGGATAGAAAAAGTTTACTTCATTATATAAATTATTATGACCAGCTGCTACTAATCTATTAGAAGCGTAATTAATTCCTAAATTATTTCCATTACTATTGAATACAAAATCCTCTACTAAGCATGGAAGATATTTAACTGTACCATCAAATCTAAAAAATCCACCTGCATCACCCATCCAATATACCGCTCCATCGGCTGCAACAGCTGCATGTTGCCCGATGCATCCACAATTGGTACCTGCTAATTTAATACTAAATGTAAAAGGTGGGCCTACATATTGTGCTACATAAGCTGCCGTATCAGTTAAGATTAAAAGATAATCTTTACCTGTAACCGCTGCTCTAATTTCATTTCCGTTATCTAATCTAAAAGTACCTGCAGTATTTGTCGCTGTAGGAGCATAAGTATTTAAATCTTCTTGGTTAGAGAATCTTACAAACATTGGATCTTGAGTTGTGCTATCTCCAATAGTTGTCTCGGTACCTAAATGAAATAAGTGTCTATCTCTATCCGACACAATTGTCATTACAGATGCCGTAGGATTATTAGTAGTTTGAAAATTAGTTGTCGTTGTAGAAGCTCTGACACCTGTTGGAGCGCCTGCACCCGCATTCCATGTATAAGTTTTTCCATTAAATATTGTAGCAACTAAAACTTGACCATAGTTATCTAGACTCCAGTTTCCTGGATCCAGAACCACGGAACTTGTTGTTCTTGCAGTTCCCCATGTTGAACTTCCCCATAAATAAGTACCCCAACCATAGCCTAATGTTTGAGTAGTAGGTCCTACTGTAATATAAGGAGTAAGAGTAGCTGCGCCTACAGCAGTCATGCCTGCTCCAGTTTCATTACTCGATGCTTGTACTTCTAACCAATCACCTCCAGAATCTACAGTTATAATTTCGTAAGTTTTTTCTAAATCAGATGCAGTGTAAGCAGAATCAGATGTAACGGTTACAGATGTAACGACAATATATTCTCCTTGAGTTAAACCATGAGAAGCTTTGTTAAATCGAACCACATTAGAACCATTTGTAGTTGTTATGGTAAAACCTGTTATAGCTGTATCCAGAGGGGTAATATCAAAAAACTCATCCCCATAATAAATAAATAAACCTTTACTGGTTCCAATAGCAGTATACTTCTGTCCAGCTAAACTAGTAAAAGCATGTTGGGCTCTTGCCGGCCCAGGTAAAGTTTCTTGAGATGAAGTTAATTGATTCCATCCACCTATTTTTTCTGGAAGACCATATCTAAATCTAACAAAATCTCCATCTACCCATTGGCTTTCAGCCCCTGATTCGGTAGCTTGTTTGTTAAACCCAGGCTTGAAATTTAATTTCTGTAGCATATAGTAGCTTATATAATACTTATGGAAATAATGAAAGAGCGAAAATGCAGATCTTAGAGGCTGTTGTACATATTAAAGGTGTAATAAATCCTCTCTTATTGGAAAAAGTTATTAAATTCATAGACCATAAAGCTACTAAAAAACTTTCTGTCATAAGTGGAGACAGTCTTAAAGATTACAGGAGTGTGAAGGGATATCACCTTAATACTAAAACTCCTTCCAATATGTTTTATTGGAATATAA